TAAATATATATAAGGTTTGAAAAAGTATACTTACAATTTCGAGATTAAAGATTTGTTAACTCAATTTGTTGCTGCATTTGACGATACGGTAATTAAACGTTTTGATAGAAGCGGAAATACGAAACAAGAGATAGAGGTTAGATATGTCTTTGCACCTAAGCAAAGAGTAATGTATGATATTGTTAACAAAGCTCAAAATATTACTCTACCAGTTGTGACAGTAGATTTGACGTCAGTAGCTTATGATGATAAGAGAGTCTTTAATAAAATAAATGATATACATAATTATATTAACGATGTAGATAATACAAGAGTGCATATGCCTGTACCGGTTAATTTATCTATAAAAATGTCGATTCTTTGTAGGTATATGCAAGATCTAGAACAGATTATAACTAACTTTATACCCTATGCTAACCCATATATTGTAATAGCGTGGCAAGAGCCAACTGATACTGGTAATATAAATGAGATAAGAACGGAAGTAGAGTGGGACCAAACTATATCTATGACTCCGCCAACGGAGTTAAGTTATACCGAAAAATTTAGAGCTGTAGCAGATACAACTTTTACAATAAAGGGTTGGTTGTTTAGAGATAGGAACGAAATGACGAAGCCTATCTTCTTTATTGAAAATAATTTCATAAATTCATCTCCTAATTTTAATTTTAACCAGCCTATATCTAGTTTAGACTATAGCAGTTTCTTTAATGATTTATCTAGTGTTGTTGATGTAGAAACATTCACATTATCCGCTATACCAAATATTACAAATATATACTATAATACTACAGGATCCCAGTTAGAGACTAGGAACCCACGTACTATAAATAGATCAGTTTCTGATTTAAATCTCTACAACTATAATATATTAGGTGAGAATTTTAATAAGACAGAATTTGTAATGTTAAGTTCTAATAATGAAACTTTAACAAATAATTTTACAGCAATTGATACAACGTATACAGGAGCTGCATCTGGGTTTTTATTACCTAGTAGCAATTTTACGATCCTATCAGATAATGTAATGAATATAACTATACCAGCGCTCTCAGGGGATGGTAAGTTTGATATAATAATTAAAAATCCAGCAGGTTGGGGTTCTACACAATCTATTGCTGGGTTCTACTTCACTTCAGAATAAATAAAAGCGATGGCCGACACTTCACCAAATCAAAATAAATCGTACGTAAGTAATGACGGACGTAGTTCTACTTTCGGTAGAAACCTTGTACAGTATATTCAAAATCGTTTGCCATATACTAGCTCTTTAGATGAAGGTGAAAGCTTAAATCCTAAGTACAAATACTTTCATAAGGCAGGAACCCGTCGTGCAGAAGCATTAGCTAAAACATCCATATCTGCATCTAATCCATATAACAATATGGCTATTGGTGATTTCGGAAAAGATACTTCCTTTTCTGATGTTATGTATGCTAGCCTTGATGAAAATAAGGGTGGTAGATTACGTGATTACAGAATAATGGCAGCTTACTCTGAGTGTTCTGATGCTTTAGATGAGATTTGCGATGAAACGATTAACATAGATGAATCGGGACATGCTGCTAAATTATTATTTGATAATATTGATTTAAGTGTTGATGAAAAGAGTGAGATAGAAGACGAATTTAGCAAGTTTATCGACTTCTTTGATCTTAAAACAAAAGGCTGGCAGTACTTTAGACAGTTACTCGTTGAAGGTGAAGTGTTCTTTGAGTTAATATTGCATGAAGATTACACTAAAGAAGGTGCGTTAGGAGTAGTTAACATACCATCTGAAATTATAGATCCTGTATATAACAATATACAGAATATGATAACAAAAGGCTACATTTACAAGAAGCCTATTTTTAGTCAAACTCAACCAGATAAAGTAGAAAAGTATGAATTCATACCTATGGACGCTAATCAGGTCGTGTATGTCAACTCGGGTGTTTATAATGAAACAAAAAACTTTGCTGTACCGTTTTTAGAGAACGCTCGTAGACCTTATAGGCAGTTATCTCTTATCGAGGATGCAATCGTTATCTATCGACTTGTTAGAGCACCTGAACGTTTAGTATTTAATGTTGATGTTGGTAATATGGCCCCACCAAAAGCTGAAGCTTACTTAAGAAAGCTTATTCAGAATTACTGGTCACGTAAGACATTTGATATAGATCAGACTGATGTTGTTAAAAAGTTTAATCCACAATCTATGCTGGATGCATTTTGGTTTGCAAAGCGTCAAGGATCAGAAGGTACGTCTGTTAGCCAGTTACAAGGTGGAGCTAACTTAGGCGAGCTTAGCGATTTAATGTACTTCATTAAGAAGCTTTATAGAGCGCTTAAAGTACCAGCTACTCGTATTGATCCGGAAGATCGCACCGTTGATCAATCTACTGTTTTACGTGAGGAATTAAAGTTTGCTAAGTTTGTTATTCGACAGCAGCAGAGATTTGCAGCAGGTATCAAAAGAGGATTTATAACACATCTCAAACTAAGAGATATGTGGGATAAGTACGATCTTAACGAGCTTAATTTAGACGTTAACTTTAATGTACCTACTAACTTTTTTGAGTTAAGAGAGAGTCAGCGCTTAGAGCTTAAGGCAGCTAACTTTAACAATCTCGCTTCGAATGAATTTGTTTCCACTACTTACGCGCAGAAAAAATACTTAGGTTGGAAAGATAAGGATATATTAGCTAATAGAGAGTTTCTTCGTAAGGATGCAGAAATGCAATGGGAGCTAGGTCAAATACAAGCAGCGGGTCCAACTTGGAAAGAGCAGATGGTAGCTGGTAGTCTAGCAGGTGGGGATGAAGCTGCAGTAGGAGGTGAAGGTGGTGGTGTTGCCGGCGATCAAGCTGGTGTACCGGAGTTTGGAGGTGGTCCAGCTGCAGAAGGGGAAGCCCCAGAAGCAGAAGCTCCTGAGGCGGTTGATCCCGTTGATGAAGTCTAATTTTTAATTACCGTCATCAAAGATTAATACCATTCTTGGACCAGTTTCAAGAATTTGTATCAACGTACCGCCAGATGGTACTGTTGCTGTCATGAATGTAGAAAGGTATGCTGCTGACATGTGACCGCCAGTTACGGGAGGGACTACTGTTGCTGAAAGTGCCATATCAATATTTAATACAAAGCATATTTTTTTCTTCTATCTTTTTATTTTTATATGACTAAATAATAGTATGGCTTTAGCATGTGAAATTACACCTCTCTCTGCTTTTCTTTCAACCAATCTTAATAATAAGATTGAAACTTTTGATAGATTAGGTGATAGAATAAAACGATCGTTAGGATACCCTCTTGTATCACTCGAGATACATACCGATCAATTAAGAGAGAATATTCAAATTGCTGCGGAATATTTTACAAAGTATGCTGGTTACACACAAGAGTATCTTATATTTGATTCTGGTTTATATGAAACAAATAAAGGCTTACGTTTAGATTTACTATATACTCTTACTAACACAGATTTAGATACTAATGCTAAAAAAGTAGCAGGTACTAATCCACTAGGACCGGGTCCAGAGTTTTATGCTGAAACAGCTGAAACAGTATTTGTTGCTACTACCCCTATACTAAGCTCAATGTTTGCTAGCTCATCTGCACTATCTGCTACCTTTACTGATGGTATAGCACAATTTGAGCTGTTTGATAAGACTTTACACGACTCTATTATAGCATTTAATAACACTCTATCTAGTTCATTTACAGAAAATGCAAGAAAGACATTATCGTATCAAGGATCAGCTTCTGATGCCTTTACATATCAGAATGTATATGATTACGATGTAATGGATTATAGAAAAGTAATTGAGGTTACTGATTTTGAAGAAGGCTCATCGACAGGTATTAATACTCTCTTTACCTTAGAGCAAACATTAGCACAGCAAACATATTTTAGCTATGCATTAGGTAATTACGGTTTCGATCTTGTATCATGGTACACAATGAAAGAATGGATGGATACAAGAGAGAAGGTATTAGCAACCAAACGAGATACTAAATTTGATAATAGAACACAATATCTTAGAATGTATCCACAGCCTAAAAATCATAAATTTTATGGTGTTATATCATGTTATGTTGAACGTGCATTACGTGATGTTATAAAGGAACAATGGGTTTATGAATACGCACTGGCATTATCTATGATTACTATAGGTAGAGTTCGTGGTAAGTTTGGTAGTGTTAGTCTTCTAGGTGGTGGAGCCCTTAATTCCGACTTACTTCAAGAAGGTACAACTAGGAAAGCAGAGCTTGAACAGAAGCTTCTAGAAGGAGCTTCACCAGGTATGGGTGATA